CCACCATCACCACCACTAATTTCTCCAATAGCAGTTAGTATCCGTGTTAATAAATCTCCGCGGTTAACAACCGTATCATCTTCCATGTATATACGACCGGTTTCTATAGCTAATTCGTCAATTGCTTTTTGTTCTACTGTCATATCTTATAGCCTCCTTTATCCTGTAGTATTTAATGATTTTCGACGAGTATCATTAAGTGCTCTATTTCGATTTATGATTTCTCTTTGACTTAATTTCTTAGGTGGTTGGTTCTTTAGATTACAAACGTTTATTAAGGTAAGTAGTCTATTAAGATGCCACTTTTGACACTCAAAAGGAATGTTCATCGATATCATCCAATAATAGATAATTTCGGCCGTAATGATCTCTTTAGTTTTCGAATTACCATCTTTCGAAAATATGGTAGCAGTCATTGGGGCCTCAATATAATTAGTAATTTCAAGTTTATTTGCTCTGGTTAGCAAATGATAAGTCTCTTGGTCAACATGCTGCGTTAGAGTCATACACTGAATATAATCGATCGTCTCTTCATCTGTTTTCTCGACCTTGGATAAGAATGGTTTACACCATTTTGACTCCCATTTTGAAAGGGAAACCAGAGAATGCTCTAGTTGCAAAGTTTGTTCTTTTGTTAAAGGCAGAAACTCCTCCTTCTCATCATCAAACTGTTCGATACCAGGTATCGTTATCTTTAACATTTCTGGTCCCCCAATCTCAATGTCAATATCGTGGTCGGGATATCGGCTATTTAATGTCTGGGATAATGCCATTCACAAAAGCAGCAGCGGCCTCAGCGTCTGAAGCTAATGACATGAATAGATCACTATACGCCTCAGTTTGGGCGAAGGAATCACGGATCTCAGGACTTTTCATAAATCGTCGGCCATCTGGTGATTTAACACCATACGCATTAAGAACCAATTCTTTAAAAATCTCAACAATGCGTTTGGCTTCTTTTTCAGCAATGATCTTGTGAAGTGTTTTAACTAAACCACCTTGTTCAGATACTTCCATTTCGGTTAATTCGGCCTTACTGAGATTGAAGTAAAAATCCTCAGTTCTTTCGTTTCCATCATAGTCTACATACGTCATAGTTTTTTTTAACATTAGTGTGTTTCCCCTTTCAAAATTTAATTAAAGTGTGAGACCCTCGTCCAGGCAGACGATCCTTCAGAGGGTCTCACTAATAAATAGGAGGTCTAATTAAGCGCCAGCAGTCTCGAAGTTCTTGATAACTGTGGTCAGAGAATGACCATAGATGTCTATTACGCCAGCAACAGTTACGAGATAAGTTGTACTCGGATCTAGGTTGGTTGTTGGATTAAAGGTAAGCACTTTCTTAGCCGTATCCCAGGTCTTCGCACCAGCAATGAGAGTGCCTCCAGCAGAAGCAACAACAATCGCTTCATGTGCAATCTTATTATTGAATGTCAATACAATATTTGCAGTAACCAGTGCTCCACTGGAATCATCTGCCGGAGCAATAGTTGATAAAGCAATAGCATCCGGAGCAGCACCTGCAAATAAGGTTGCAATTTCATCAGGTAATGGTAAACGAGCATTAGCGCCATCGGTTCCGAATAAAATACCTTCTAAAGTTGCCAATAATGTCGGATCAACTTTTGTAGAATCGACATCGAGAGACGCAGTGGGTTTAAGACCACCAACTGACACTGGAGTAGTAGCCACAACCCAGGAGAAAGTAATCGCATCCGGAGTATCATTTATGGTTTTGAACCCTTTTTCGGAAGGGGCAGCCAAAGCACCATAAATCAAATGGAGTTTATACCCATAGTCATTTCCGTCCAGGTCATTACCAAGAACCGTTCTATAGGCTAGACCAAACGGTTTTCTTGTCTGTTGGTTAACTACTATACCAGTGGCAATTTCAGCAGAACCATCACACTGTGCAAATTCATCAGGATAGGTATAAGCTTCGATGGTGGCCGCAAATTCCTCAGCAGAAATTAGATTCAAATATTTTCCATTATCCGCATAAATTGGTGTTGCAGCCGCACCAGAAGGACTTTCAGTAACAGCGGTTAAACCATTCCACACATAACCCAATGGATATGATCCATCGCCTGTATCCTGAGGATATAAGACGCCTTTATCGACGCCAGTTTCGTAGAGTTTATCGCCGGATTGATCCCAAGCAAGTTTAGTCATTGTCGTTCCTCCTTCTAATAATATAGATTATAGATATCGTGATTGAGATTATCAACCGTGAAATGTTGCGAGAGTTTACATAAAGGCAGAATCGCAACTGCATCCGGAATACTACTATCCGGATTCTTGTCAATCACTGTCACCCGATAACATTTCTTGTTTAAATATGGACTATTATCAGCAAACTTAGTGGTGTCATTATATCGGCCATACACGATACAAGGATACTTCATCTTGATTGACTCGGGGGGTTGAAAATATACATTAGTAGTCAAGGTCTCAAGTAACGTCTGTAGACTGGATCTGCTCCCCATTGTACACACCCCCAAGTGTCAAGATAAGACGGGGTCTCTGAACTTCCACATCTGTGACTTTCCAAAGAACCCCGTTCCATTTAGCATATCGTATGTTTTGGAAATTCTGCACGGCAAAGGGATCGGCTACAATGCTGATCAGGTTATTAACAGTGATATTATCATTGAGATTTTCCCCTGCCTGCAAACGTCTGGTGCTTCTTAGGACATCTCCTGAGTATTTTTTCTCAGTAATCACTTCAGTCCATACACCATCTGTAGTTTCGGTTGTCTCAGCGTAGCCGACTTCTCCATAAAACTTTGCCATTTTGATTCTCCTAACTTAAGCTTTAGTGCTCAGGAAGGTCCAATCGGTATCAATGTTATGAGCGAAGTAGTAAGCAGTATCTGGTTCAGCAGTAACAGTAGCGGATACTCCACCAGCCATAGCAGCCATCGCTCCACCAACAGTAATCACGCCACCAACTTTGTATACGACACCGGTCTTAGTAGGAATGGTTATAACGCCGGTTGAAGGAACAAATGTCGGAACAGTTGGTGATACAAGAGTACCTTGAGAACGAGTAATAACTAAAGCAGATTTAGGTTTGGTTAATGCGCCAGAAATCCGAGTTTCCATTAGGTATTTCATCTGATTGTAATCGATGTCGAAATCGTCGAACATGTTGACCTCGCCACCTTTGTCAGCGCCAATGGTATAATCATTAATATTAACTACTATACCCAACAAGGAAGGGATGGTCTCAAAGACTTCAACCGCAACAACATCAGCAACACGAAGTGCTGCTGCCAGATCAAGAATGGTAGTATACAACCGACGACCAATTCCATCTTTCAATAGAAGTAGATCGGCAATAACACTATTGGCAGTATAGAAGGTAGGCATTCCAGTACCTTTGTATATTGAACGGGCCCGGATGACTGCTTCAACTAAAGCATCGCCAACAACATTTGCTGGTAAGACAACTTTATGAGCATACATTTCGTCATCAAAGGCGATAGGACGTAGGCAAGTTTCATCAATTTTATCAGCAGATTCTATGTCACGGCCATCACCAATTAATACTGCACGAGCAATTTCCTCATCCAGCATCACACGCATTTCAGCTTTCAGCCAAGCCACAACATCCAGATCGGTAATATCAATAATGTCATCCCGGTCAAGTTTCTGTTTCTTATAAACGGTTGTCGGAGTAGTTATCCGGCGAAGTAAACTAATAACTTCTTCTTTCTTCAGATTACCTTTAACATAACCTAAAGCACGAGCTTCATCGGCGGTAATGTCAGCAGCCATACTCTTGATTCTGGAAAATGGAGAATGTTTAGTTCCGCCAATAATGCTCTGAACCCAGTCCATTCTACGACTGATGAAATCAGGAGAATCGGCTATAGCCTGAGCATCCGGGAATAACAGGTCGATGTTTTCAATACCATATGTCGCCACATGCGACAAGAAACTTTCTTTGAAAGATCCACACTTTTTGGCATCTTCCACAATCTCCCGGAGTTGATCATGACTTAAGGTCTGACCCTTAACCTTATCTTTATTGCTATTGTCAAATACGTTATTTTTCATTTTGTTTCCTCCTTCTGAATGTTTAATATCTTCTGGATCTTCTTCACTATGAGAAGCATCACCTTCATCAAGAGCTTGCGCTATCATCGCATAGACGACATTTTTCTGAATGTCGGTTAGAGAATCAAACACCTCTTGAACTGTGAGGTTATCGGTAGTCGATGCGGGATCGTCGACGACCGGTGGAGGGTCTTTTACTACTGGAGCCGTCGCTTTATGTTCGAGGACTAACCCAGTATAGATGACAGCTTCGGATTCATCAGAGACGGTAGTGCCATCACTATGTTCGATACATAGATTATCAATGAACGCTCCAGGATTAGCACCAGCTAAGACAAGACTAACTTCACGAATTGCTCCATGAAGGACATCTGCACCTTTCTGAATTAATCCATTAGCATAAATGGATAAACCAGTAATATCTTTGTGCTCGACTAACTCTTTAGTGTTTTTCCCTGCTGGACTATCATTAAATATTCCATAGACATAGACGCCATCTTCTCGATTTTCAAGGAGAGCGTGACCAAGAATATTACTTGGATCATCGTGGAGATGTTGCCATACCAGAGGAACTGTTGCGCCATCATTATCTTTGAAAGCGTCTTTTTTAATTGTTCGACCATCCGAACATTTAAGATCATTCTTTGTAGCGTAACCGCTAAAGTCAAATTTAGGCATTTGTTTGGTCTCCTTCCATTTTGTTTTATCCCGCAAGCTTAGAAGTATCTTGCGTGGGCGTGATTGTTGGATCTTGGAATGGATTTAGATTAGTACTTGCGTTTAAATTCTTGTTTCTCAACTCATCTGCACGTGGATCTTTCGCGGGTTTGTAACCAATGATTGCTCGGAACTCGTTTGATGATAGAATCTCATTTCTCGTAAACTTATCCGCAATGTCAGCTAATTGACTAACAGGAACAAGTCGGAAAGGATCTCTAAAGAACATAACGGTTTGTAATTGAGTACGTGCAGTTTTAGTTAAGAATTTCCGTTTCATCTCGTCCACGATTGCAGAAAGACATGGTTCAATTGTACGATTATAGTAATTGATCATCGTTGGTTCGTCCGCCGTTCCATCTAAAACACTCGTCGTAATTCCTAACTGGCTATAAAGCATACTCGTTAGGTATGTAATCTGAACCATTAGATTATTCTCGGCTGGTCGGTTTAACTGAGTAACTTTCTCAGTTCCATCAGTATAGGCAATACCATATTTCGAACCGGCTAACTGCATCTCAATATCTTTGCGCCGGATTTCGGCTTGTTCTCTCCTTGCCGGAGTCTTAATTACATACGGCAATTGGATAATTAAGTCGAGTTTACCTGCTCCACTCTGTTCGTCAATGTCGTCCAAAATATTTAATTTTCGGATAAGACGTTTAAGAGTAGAGTTTGGTTCATTCATGACTAAATATAAAGGGTTTTCAATTATAGCAGTCATGTTTTTAGGAAGAATAATATCTTCCGTTCGTCCTAAC